TATAATTATAGCACCGAAATGACTAAAGGGGAACCCCTTTCAGGGTTCCCCAATAGACTATTTAGTTTTTAAGGGTTGTTAGGCTGAAACTTTTACGTTCTTAACCACAACAAATGCCTCTGGATTCTCAATTGCACACCCTGTTCTGATGAACATTGTGTATTCAATTGTGTCCTTCTTTGGCTTGAACTCACGGTAAACTTGAATTTCACGCTTTACACCAACAACAAAGTTGTTAGCGAAAGACAAGTGAATGTCTCCATGTTGTCCTGTTGCACCTGAGTAATCACCAGTACGAGTTTCATCAATTAGAGGAACCTCAACTACTGGAATACCGAATGCGAATGGGATTACACCGCCTGGTGCACCTGCTGGTCCGTTTGGATTTCCACGAAGAATTGAAGATGCAATGTCTTCTGGAGTTCCACCGTTACCGATAGATGTCAAGCTGTATAGATAATCCTGTACTAGGTTTGAACCTGTAAAGAAACGTAGCTCATTACGACGTTGCTTGTACTTACGTGGCAATGCCTTAATTGCGCTGTTGAATACTGCCTTGCTGATTGTTGCACCACCAGCGTTTACGACGTTAGCACTTGATAGCGCTAATGCACGGAAACCTGCGAATGCTGACATCAAACCAGTTCCAGTTCCAAGACCGTTGATCAAAAGATCTTCGATGTCGTTACCAGCCTGTGTTGCCATCAGACGTGCAATGTGATCCTCAAGATCTGCACCTTCGATATTATCTTCTAGTGCTTCGCTTGATAGTTCCCAGTCAAGACGTAGTTTCTTTGTTGTTAAAGAAATCTTTGTGAATGTAACTGCTGCATTTGAAGCTGTATCTGTTGCTTCAGTTGCTACTGTCATCAATCTTGTTCCAACTCCGACCTTATCAATGTCAGCTGTGTTAGAACGCATACGAATGGTTCTGGCTGCACGGGCAAGGATTGTAGCATCAAACATGTAATCAATGAAACGGTCTGATTGCTCTTTTGTTAACAATCCACCTGATCCTGATCCAACGTTTGTTGTGTCTACTACTTTTTGTAGGATATCGCTCATTATTTTATTTCACCTCCATCATTTTTATAGATTTTATTAGTCAATGTTACGGACGCTGAGGAAATGCCCGCCCCACTTACTTTTTGTTATTTTAACATCTGACCCGTCCAGATCAGAAGACTTTTTTATTGCTGTATCACTTTCGACACCATCAATACGTTTTTCAACGCTAGAAATGTGTGACTTTATATTATTAACGGCTTGTTCTAGCTCATTATATTTGTTTGTAATTTCAGCAATTTTTTCATCAACCTTTGTTGACAAGCTTGAGACAGCTTGTGCGGTTGCTGTTTTTGTTATCTCTGCCGAGAAGAATGCTTTCATATCATCTAACATTTTTGCAAAGTCAGTCTCTTCAACTTCAACTTCGGAAATGTTAGCGGCCTCTTCTACAGCTGCAGGTTCTTCTGCTGCTGGAGCTTCTGTTGTTTCTACTGCTGGTGCTTCCTCTGCATCAGCTGATTTAGCAAGCTCTGCTTCTGTTACTTCTTCAACTTCTGCTACTGCTTCTATTTTTGTTTCTTCTACTATTGTAGTTTCTGCCACAGTAACACCTCCTTCGGTAGTTTCATCATTTTGCCCAGATTGCTTTGCAACAATATTTTCAGGCAAAACTGTTCTTGAAGCTTTATAGCCGTCAAGAATTCTTTGTATCTCTGTAGACTTATTTGTATCGTTTGTCTCTACCCAGCCTATTAATTCTAAATTATTATCTGATGTTGGTGATTTAAATTCTGATTCTGTAGAAAGAAAAATTGAGTCTGTTTCTTTATCATAAAAAACATTTTCTACTTTTACGTCTGTTGCAATTCCTTTATACACTGTTCCATCTGCTGTTTTTTGAATTGATAAAACATTTGATAATTGGTTTGCTGGGTTATCTACAAGTGACAGCTCTGTTAGGTCGTAGTCTTTAATTATGCGAACTGTTTTTTCTAGCTCTGCAACAAATTCATTTTTTGCTTCTTTGACATTTCCGCCGATTGAGAATCCAGATAGTGTTCCGTCTAATACTTTTTCCCAGGTATCTTGTGCGCCCTTTGAAACATAAACATTTACAAATACTCCGTTATGTTCTTTTCCGCTCTCTTTATCAAATAATGTTTCTTTTCTAAATGAGACCATCTTGCCCACGGCAAGTGGTTGATGCATCTCACGAATATTTCCACGGAATCTTTCAAATGCTTTTGTTGACGCCTCTGAAGAAACTATGTCTCCGTGCTGGTCTATATTATCTAGGGTAGCAAAACCTGAAACAATTCTACGTTCTTTGTCTACCTTTGCGATAGGCATGGAGAGTTTTAATGAGTCTCCGTCTGAATACCAGTTAGCCTTTTTTATTTCCATGGTGTACCTATTTTAGCAACGTTTTTATGAAAATACAAAATCAGGGCGTATTACGCCCTTCACCTTGTGGGTTTCTTGCTGCATCGTTTGAGTCAGTTGCATTTGCTGTTCTGTCTTGATCTCTTCTACGATTTGCCGTTGCCCTTGCTGTTTGATCTGCAGCCTGTTGTCCAGTTAGCTGTACTGGCTCATCTCCGCCTGATCTTCCAGCCATACCTAGTCTAGCACGAACTTCGTTGGGAACTATAACCTTCATTCTAAGGTATCTTTCATCAATCTTTGACTGAGTATCTTCATCAGTAAGTGTTAGCTCATTAAACTTTAAAACAAATGCGTCGGTTAACTCGCCAATCAACCTATTAATCTTTTTCTCTAGATTTCTCTGTGCGGGTCTTGCTACCTGCTCCTTGAATGTCTTATCAGCATCTTTTGCTGCTGCAAGGGATACGCCTTCTGGTAGGCCTATTTTAGAAATCGGAACTCTGTGTGATATCAATATTTCATCACGGTTCATTTTTCTATAATTATTAAATGATGAGTCTTGCACTCCAGACTCTACAGCCTCCATCTTAAATTCAACCTTATTACCTTCATCATCTGCTGGTAGTGGTATGTATAGAGACCTATGGTTTTTACCCTTCAGGTTAGTTTGGAAAAATTCTAAAAGTTTTCTTTCTGCATCACGGCTTAGGGTGGCTCCCTTTACTGTAATAATATATCTAGGAACAGCCTTGTTTTCAAAATAGTCTAGATTAAATCGTGAGGCAAACTCGTCCCCAGCCAATGCGGTCTTTGCTGGTATTACGTCTGGAACCCCGTAAAATGAGTTATTTGGTGTGTATTTTTTAATATGTATTACTTCGTTTGGCCTTGCGTCATCGCCGATTGGATTTTCTGTTACAGAGTCTCCAAAGTTTCTGAAGAATACTACTAGGTTAGATACTATTTGAACAAAGCCATCTCTCTGCTTGCGAACACGCATAGTCCTTGCTGGAATGTGTCCAATGTATCCGATCTCTCCATTTACTTTTCTGCCAATTTCTATATAGCCATTTCCAGTAGCCTCATAATCAATATATACCCTAGTTAATATTTCTGTAAATGTATCTTCTTCATTCATTGACTCTAGCTGCTCAGCTAAATCTTCTTTTAGTCTTTCTAGCTTTTTTCTAAACCTTGAAAGACTTTCTTGATTTTCTGAAAGTTCTGAAATTCTATCTTTAGTTGCACGAGTCTCTACAAACTCGTAGCCTAACCCTACTATGTTAGAGGCCTTTGCATTTATTGCTGCAAAGTGTGGTGATGATATTTCGTATATTTGTGCTAGGTAATCTTGATTATATGGTGGTGTTACAACATCTAATACGTCGTACCCCATAAGAAGTTCTGTTTCATTTCTTTTAGATGAAACGCCCTCTTGCCCACGTTGAAACTTTTGAAGCAGTCTTGTATTTTTTCTTTTAAAGTTTGGTGAGAATCCACGATACTTTGATATATCGTCTGCCTTTGCCTCAAATGGATCTGTGGTTGTTTCCGATGGCTTCTCCTGGAAATAGTCTCCAGATATTACGGCACGAACTTCTCTTGAATCATCAACTACATCAGACATTAGTCATTCCTCAAATTCTTTAGGCTTTCTTTATACTCGCCTATATCTAGTGGATCTGGAGTTAATCCCCAGTTTAATCTTTGTACTTGCTCTTGGTATTCTTCATCATTAATTTTTCTTTGGCCAGCTAAAAATCTTGCCTTGCCAGTATGAATTCCATAACCCTTAACAACCTCTGTTATGGCTGCTACTCTAGACCTATCACCTTTAAATGCCTGTACCGACAAATAGTTTCCGTTGTCATCCCCAACCCATCTTCCGTCTGGCATTTCCCAAACATATACGCCTAGGGTGGTTTCTTCTACTACTGAGGTTTTTAAATTCTTCATTATCCTATAATACCATCTTTTTATATTTAGTGCCAGTAAATGGCATAGGAATGTCTAATTTTAGGCTGTTTGCCAGGCTACTTGGTATGGAATAAGCCCAATATCTACCGAATTGAGGGTAACCGTGTCAGTAAATAGTTCTTCCTGTGGATATCCAACAAACATCTCGTATTCATTTTCTATATCTGCTGCATCTAAAACATAAGCTGCCATTGAGAATGCTCCAAGAGTTATATCTAGTTGATTGGCTCCAGCGTCATCAGATCCAACATATATGAACTCGCCAGCATTTATTTTTGAAGTTGAGGTTAACGATATATGGACCCAATCGTCTATTAGTGCTTTATTATCAAACGTTGATTTTCCATTAACATACATTGAAGAAAAACCTGGATATTGCCATGATGTTCCGTCCCAATATAATGATTTAGATCCAGACTCTAGAATATATTTTCCAGCAGTTAAAGGCTCGTTAATCTTTAATATCATTGTTATAGATTTTGTCCCATCAAACCCGTTCAAGTCTGAGTGTTTTGATTGTGATGGTATCTTTAAGTATGATGTTCCATTTAGCCAAATTCCAGCCTGATCTATTCTATCCAATACCTCTACGTCATCATCAAAAATAATGGACTGATCAATATTCATTATCTGAGCAAGATCCTCTCCATTTTCTGGAATGACCCTTTTCATTGAATCTGAATATGCATATAGTCCAATGTTTGTTAAGATTGGTAGATCTGTTTCTGAATTATCAGTAGATAAACTAATAGTGATTTCATAGTCTGTAACAGTATTTATAGCTGTACTTGTAATCTGCGGTAGAATGCCCATTTTAGGCCATGTAAGGCCGTTATTATAGGTTATTGAAAGGTTCTGGGAACTTCCTGTATAGAAGGCTAATGAGCCCTCGTATAAGGCTGCAGGGACGTATATAGACCCATTTACATATCCATGCTGAGACCATGATAAATTGTTTTGTAATTTTAAAATATAGTCTGATGGTTGGTTGTATAAAACATGATTAACTATCCCATTATAGTTAATATCAGACTTTATTGCCACCCATGTTATTGGACATTGTGCGTACAGGGTGTTTGTTCTTCCTATGTGGGCAAGTGTTATGTTATTGAAGCTTGTCACAGATGAGAATATGGATGTTCCATTAAGGTATACCTTAAGATCCCCCGTTTTATTTTCTACCAAAATCTCGTTCCAGCCAGCTATTGGTGCTGTGGCTGATACTGTAGCAGAACCATTATAATTTATACTTAATTGATTAGATGAGTTTATCCACGCAAATAGGGACTGTGAAGATTCTGAATTTTCTAATGAGAGCAAGCCTTTGGCTGGAGAAACTGTAGAGTGGTAAAAGCTCATTGATATGGCTGTCCCACGTTCTATAAGAGCTACAATTTGAGATATATCTAAATATTGATCTGACCCTAAAGATAATCCAACCCTACCAGAATTTGTAGAATATACGGCTGACCCCGTTCCAGATAATGTCTGATCTGATATATACTTCAAGGTTACGTTATTTTTTTCATTTACTATGGCGTTTGTAAAACTAAAGTTTGTCCAGTTATTCATAAAGCTATAGGCCTTCATACACTCAGAATTATTTGGTGAGTAAAAAAGCTGATTGTTAGAATTAAAATAGTTTCTTTTTACAACAGTTTTTCTTGAAAGATCTAGGTGGTCCTGAGCTCTTGTTTGATTAATGTTATATTTGTATAAAGCTACCGCATCCACGGTAAGCTTATAGTCATCATCACCTATTGTTTTGAATACTGAATTTGTTAAAGAAAAGGCAAAGTCGGTGTCAAGGCTGTCTGTGCTATTAGAAATAACATTTTCTCCATTAACTATTAAAGAAATACCACCCTGTGAGTAGTTAGCAACAACATGGTATCTTCTCTTCCAGTCTGGTACTTGATAGGAAACATAATAGTTTACCTCTGGGTCTGGCCTAAAATAAATTTTATTCTTGTATATGTATATCCCATATGGAGCAAATATACTAGCATTTAAAATTTGATCGTATGTTTGAAATGCATTAAGAACATCTGTATAGGTTGCAAAATCCTCTATGATATCTGTATAGGTTTGATACTGAGACATAGAAGATGACTGGACAATTGTTCTATTGCCAAACAATACGACTTCATTTGTTAAATATGAAGCATTCTCATTAAGTTTAAAATATAACTCTACAGAAAATGTTTGTGACTCTTTACCAGCAGACCACATGCTTCCATTAGACCATGATGTTCCAGAGCCCGTAGCCCCAGGACATGGATAATATATTTCTGCAGTAGAATCTAGCAATCTAGTTCCGTATATTCCATTTGATACCAATGGCATAGCTTTATCAAAAAATGAACCTAGGTATGCTCCGTCATTTCCAGAACCAGAAGCTTCTTTAACTATGCCAGATGAGACTTCATCGTCCAATGGCCAAAATGCTAGCGGATCTTGAGCTAGTATAATTTCCCTATATCCCATTTATATTAGTCCGCCAGTACTGATTGAATTTGAGCTTGTTTTTCAGAAATTAATAGTTCTAGTTCAGACAATTTTTCTGCATTTGGAGCAGACTTAGCATTCTCTACTAGAATTTCAACTTCTAAAACATACATCTGATACTCAAGTGAACGGACAGAAGCTTGCTTAATAGCTGTCTTTTCATCATTTGTTAACTGTGTATATGTTGGCATTATTCCTCCTTTTTATAGTATAGCATTTAGCCTTGATTATTCAAAGCTTGTACTTCTGATAACAAAACTTGTTTTTCATTTAAAATATTATCTAAAACAGACTGTCTTGTGGGTTTACCATCAACATCTTCTTCTGGGTATTCCATAATACTAGTAGATAAAATGTCTATATGTACCTGAAGGCTAGATATTCTATTATTTAAAAAATTTATTTTTTCTTCTGTATTTATGCCCATGATGATATCGCCACCCCAGAAAATCCAGCACTATTACCTGCATATAAATAAAATTGTCCCCATAAACCATTTGCGGAGCTCATTGCTATGCGTCCTGTAGTATTTCCAGTTGTTTGGCCAGAGGTACTAGCAGTTGTACTACCACCATTTGATTGTGATTGATATAGTGTCCAGTAATAAGTTATAGTAGGAGTTCCGCTAGAAGAGTTCCAAGTAAGTGTCCATCCAGGTCCGTTAGATGCAGAATAAGTATTTACAAGTCCCGTCGGAGTAGAAGGAGCAACTGCTGGGGCTGTTACCGTTACTGATGTTTGCCTTACTGTTTGAGGATTAGTTCCAGCGGCAGAAGAAGATGCGCTTCCACCAGAAATAGATCCGCTTTTTGTAGTTACTGTAACAGTAATTGTTGAAGTGGTTCCTGGATAAATATCGTAAGAAGTTCCTGTAGTATTTGCACTTCCAGAAGCTCCACCGCTCCAACTGACATCATATGAGGTAGCTCCTGATACAGCAGCCCAACTAGCAGTTATTCTAGGATTAGCATTAGTTGCAAATATGTATATTGTTACTGTGCCAGCTCCCCATGTTTGTAAACTTTGGAATGTTTGTGATGAGCTATACCAGATACCTCCTGGAGTCCATACCTGACCAGATGATGGTTGTGATCCTGTGCTGCCTGCTGCTCCAGCATAATATGTTGCATTTGTTGACGCTGTATGTGTGGCAGACCAGCTACCCACTCCACCGCTACCGTTAACGCTAAAATTTCCAGGAGCTGGTGTATTATCATAAACAGATAAAGATGAAGGTGCTGGTAAAGCAACAGTAATTCCATTACTACTTGTAACTGGAGTTGAACCCCTTTGATTTATTGCTGTTACCTCACAAGTTATTGTGCTTCCAGAATCACCACTTACTGTAACATAAGTATTTTGATTGGACCCAACATTTGTTGTACCACTTTTCCATTGATAAGAATAAGATGTTGGTGCATATGCATCATCAGAGTTCCAGGTACCATTTGTTACTGTTAAAGTACTTCCAATTGAAGTATTTCCACTAACCGTTGGCGCAGTAACTATTGTTGGGAATTCTGGATAGGCTATTTGCCAAGATGTTCCGTTGTATACCCATCCCTTAACTGCATTAGACCATGATGTACCATCATATAATTTTAATGATTTTTGAGTATTCCATGTTGTTCCATCATATATTTTAAATGTCATATTTCACCTAGTATTGTATATATATATCTCCAGCAGCTGTTCCAGTTGGAAGCGTACCAGTGTTGTTATAAAATACTTTATTAGCATTTCCAGAATTAGTTCCATTTGAATAAGTTGCTGTAGATATTGTAGACCATGATGGTGATGTGCCATCTGTAGTTAAATATTTACCAGATTGTCCAGATTGGGAAGGATAGACGGCAGATTTAATCCAAGATCCAGCATGGGCAAAATACATTGCGCCTTCTGAGTGAACATGTGCCCATCTACCATGATTTGAAGACGCAGACGGAAGATCTACAATTGCATCATAGACTGGAATTGAAATTGTAGAATAAGTAAAATCAGATGTATTTAATTTAGTAGATAAATCTATTGTAGACCATGAAGCAGAGCTTCCATCTGTAGTTAGGTATTTACCGCTATTACCAGATTGTGTTGGTAGGCTATCCCCAGCAGTTATTGTTGTGCTTCCACCAAGAGAAACTGGTGTTCCGTTTATTGTAATGCTTGAGTTTGTTAAACCAGAATTTGGTATAGTTGCTACCGATGAAATTACACCAGATGAATTTGTTGTTACATAGCCAGCAGTTGTAAGCGGTGTAGTAATAGTACCAGTAAATGTTGGTGAAGCCGAAGGTGCTTTTGCAGCAATAGAGTTGGTTACTGTTGTAGCAAAGGCTGCATCCCCGCCTAGTGCATCTGATAATTCTTTTAATGTATTTAGTGTAGATGGTGCTGAGTTAACTAAATTTGATATTGCTGTATCTGTGTAAGCTGCGGCTGCAGTTTGTGCTAATGATGCTGCACCTATCTGTTCATAAACTGAGTTTGCTTCTGTTGCTGTTAAATATTGAGGGTGTGGATCTGATGCTGCTTCATGTGTAGTAATCCCAGCATTACTTCCAGATATAGTAACAGTATTTGTTGTATTATTAGTTGCTATTGTTATATTTGAGCCAGCAGACAAAGTTAGGGTGTCTGACTGTTGATCTGCAGACACTGTAGTTTGTCCAGATACTGCTATATTTGAAAACGTATTTGGTATAACAGTTCCTACTGCTGCTAAAGATGCCCACTTTAATCCAGTTGCTGTGCTTGAGTCTGAGAGAAGAGCATAATCATTAGCTCCAGGTGTAATTGTTGATACGCCTGTACCAGTTCCTACTGGGACCGCACCTTTAGTAGAACTTATTAATGATGTTGCTATGTAATTTGAATGAGTATGTCCAGTTGTTGCATATGAAGAGTCGTGATTATGTGTTGTTGGTGAATATCCTACAAGATCTGATGATGTTAAATAGTTGTTGTGAGTATGAGCTGAAATCGAATAAACACCATCATGATTATGCGCTGATGCAGCATATACCCCAGTATGGGTATGTGTAGTCTGTGAATAGTTATTTAAGTGTGTATCTATTGCCTGTGCAAGGGCCTGTATATCCGCTGGGATATTTGGGTCATCCGTTGATACAGGGTATGGAAACCCTTTACTTGTATTTGGCATTTATTCTCCTGAACCTTTATTATACCAAAAATATAGACTTAACGCTATATATTGACATAATAAAAAAGCCAAGCTTTCGCTTGGCTAATTTATTTAAATGTTATTACTCTTCTGTTGGTAATTCTACAATTGGATCTGAAGGTATTTCAGGATCTTCTTGACATAATTCTAGAAGCTCTGGAGTCTCTTCTAAAAGTTCATCTCCAGTTTGAGCAAAAACTTCAAAATTATCAATTTCAAAATCGTTTGCTACTTTGTATACTGCTTCGCCATTTATAGTTGTTTTTAGTATCATATCTCTCCTTAGTACCAGACCATGACGACTCCGTCGCCACCCCATCCAGCATATCTGCTTTCACCGCAGGCTCCACCGCCTCCGCCTCCACCTAATCCACCGTTTCCACCGTTAGACCATTGTTGACCCCAAGGCTCTTGGCCTAGGCCTAGAATTCCTACTCCGCCAACTCCTCCGCCGTATGTTCTTCCGTTAGAGTCTGCTGGTAGTAATGATCCAGCTCCTCCACCAGTAATTCCAGCGCCACCCTTGTTTGTACGTCCTGGCTCTGATAATCTTGTTCCTGCTCCACCACCGCCAGAGTATGATCCTGGGGCTCCTGGTGCACCGTTATAATAAATACCTGGGCGTGGGTTTGTGTTGTTAGAATCTGATATAGCTGTTGTTGATGCTGCAATAGATCCTGTCTGCATAAACTGTCCCACTGTTCCCTGTGGTAATATAATTTCTGGTGTTAAAAATACAAATCCTTGTGCGTATCCACCGTTTCCACCTGATCCAGCATCGGTTGTAGAGAATCCACGACCTCCACCGACTCCGCCGTATGCAATTAGATTGCCAAATACTGTTGTTTGTCCATCGTGTCCGTAGTTATTGGTTGTTGTAGTGTTAGCTCCTCTTCCACCTAGACCGACTCTTGTGTGATAAGTTTCTCCTGGAGTTACTTTATAGTAACCAGCTAATACTCCACCACCGCCACCTCCACCAGATGCCCAAGTTGTGGAACCTCCACCACCTGCGCCACCTCCACCTGTCATGACTATGAATATTTGTTTTATTCCAATTGGTGCTGTCCATTGACCAGCAGCAGTAAATACTGCGTGTGGCTCTTCTCCTAGTAAGTCAACTAGTGGACTCTTGCTTATGTGATTTTGTGTTATCATTTTTTGTTATACTCCTTCTGTACCTGTGATGTAGACTGTTCCGCCTACTGATCCAGTTACGAATACTTTATCTCCAGCATCTGCAAGGATAGATGTATCCACTTGTAAGCTTGATCCATTTGGAACGTAAACTGGTGCCATTACAGAGAAGTTATTTACTTTAACTGCAAACTTTCCTGACTGTCCAGTTGGGTTAGAGATATTAATTTTATTGATTAATACTCTGTTATCAATATTTGCTGCGTGAGCATCCTCAATTCCTTGAGTATTTACTCTGCAAATTCTCTTTGCTGTTGGCGTTGTTGGAGCAGATGGTGCTGCTGCAAATGTTATCGTCTTGAATGTTGGTGAGTATGCACTCACGGTTCCATCTTGCGTAACAAACGCTACTTTGAAATCATATGTTGCACCAGGAGTAAATGCTGATCCTGGAGCATTTACAGTAACAACTTCATTATCTTTTGCTGTCATTCCAGTTGAGTAGAATGGTATTGTTGTTTCTGTAGCTTGGAATGTTGTTCCATTCCAATATGTAGTTGTCGCACCTGTTGTAGCAGACAATCTAAATCCTCGGATATTTGTTGCATACCCCCAGTATGTTGATCCTGCGCCAGTTGTTGTAGTTCTAATTGATGGCTTGAACTTAAGTGCAACTCCACCTGGCTGACCAAGTGTGTTATCAATTGGTGCAAGGGCTGTTGCTGATCCAGCTGTAGGAGCTTGTCTTGTAATTCCATCATTAGTCATTGTCCAGACACCAATTCTGTTATAGGATTGGTTCCAGTATCCTTGGCCTACATAGCCAGATCTGTCTTGGAAGTTTTCAAATCCAAGGTTGGTTCTAATAGTACCGTTATAAATATACCAGTAGAAGTTTGTTTCTGCTTTTGTTGGATATTTTGGAATAGCCTGCAGAACTCCTTGACGTGAATAGCAATAATTCATATCTGTGAATTTTGTTGCTTGTGCAGGGAATGTTAATGTTGTTGTTTCCCCAAAAGTATAATCTATATCGAAGTAGAATATTCCTGTAGATGCTGTTGTTCCATCCCAGTTATCTGCTCCATGTTGCCATAGACGCATCTTTCTTTCCTCTTGGAATACTTGAAGTTGTCTATTGTATCTTCTTCCACCATCAGTTCCTGTGGCTGATGCGTTGTTGTTAGTACCACGCCATCTTGTATGCCATCCTGCTGAGTTATCTGCCCATCCAGTATGAACTGTAGGTGTTGCAGCTGGTGATGCGAAGTTAGATCCGTTGGTAAACATAATATAAGCACGGATATTTGTATCGACTGACGTATCTGAATCTGGTCCTAGAACTGAGAAGTAATAGTTTCCAGAATATCTTCCTAGATATCCAATTACGTGTCCGTATCCTCTTCCAAATCTATTTCCAAATCCCATCTGAGATTGGCTTGATGAGTTTCCTACGGCTGAAGAAGCAAATGTTTCTACTCTTAGTGTTAGATAATTAAATCTCCATAGGTTAACAAAGTGTCCTGCGTATCCAGCTGTTCCTATTGATTGAGAGTTATTTCCCCAAACATAGGCTCCTACTGGCTCACCAAATCCAAATTGCGTGTTGTCATCTAAAGTACTTGAAGAGTCATCTCCTCTATAGTTGTGTATGTTTGTATAGCCTATGTACTCACCTTGGCTATAATATCTATCCTGTGCAATATTTACTTGTGTCTTTAATTGGAATGTAAGAGCCATCCAATATTCGTCTCCGACAGATGTTGTTTCGCTGTAAATCCAAACAAGTAGGTACTGTCCCTTAATCCACATAATATCAGAAATATATCTTCTGTTATTTCCAATATCTGGTGATACTGAAATTCTAGATACCTGTATATCTACTGGTTGTGGTGATGTTGATCCAGAGATTCCTGCTGTAATTGTGTAAGGTGATGTTGATAGGTTTACAGAGGTATTTGCTGCCACGTTAATAAGCTCTGAGTTTCCAGATGTTACACCTTCGTTTGTATTAATTCCTGTTTCTGTATCATAAGATTGTGTCATGTCTGACCATCTCATCCAACCTTGTGGTGGGCATGCAATCTTGTAAATCTGTATAAATCTTTGTGTTGTTTGTGTGGGATCAACTTGAAACACTGCAAAGTAGATGTTGTCTTGGTCATCTTTTGCCAATGGTTGAAATTCTGGTCTTTGTGAATTGTAGTTATACTGTCCCTGTACTGAAAATTGTGTTGTAGCTACTGGTGCGTTCTCTTTACCATTTACGATAAGATCGCATCGGATGATATGTCTTTCAGTATCAATCTCCTGTCCCATGAATAGCATTAATTCGGCTCCGTCGTTTGTTTGAATGACAGATCCGTGTCCTGAGTAGTTTATGTAGTCTGTGGTTCTTGGTCCAGTTACTACAAATTGTTTTGTTAGTGGCATTTCTCTCCTTTTAAATTGCTCCCATTAGTGATAGGATTTGTGTTCCTGAGTCAGATAGTTTTCCCCATCTAACGCCTGAAGTTTCTGTGGAATCTGCAAGTAATGCAGTTCCGTCGCTACCTACGGCAACCCTTACAGGGTTGGAATTTGCCGTTGCAGCAATTATATCACCTTTCGTTGTAAAGGTCGATTTCTGAACCCTTGCATTTAAGGCTGTTGTTACTGTAGAGGCGAAGTTTGAATCGTCTCCAAGTGCTGCTGCTAATTCATCTAGTGTATCTAGAGCTGCTGGAGCACCTAAAACTACTGAGTTGTAGTAATTCTGAAGGTCTGTTAACTTTGCTGTACCTGCAGCATTTACTGCTGAAATTTGAGAGGTACCAGCGGCTTGTACTAAGCCAATCTGTGTTGTTCCTGTTGACTGAATATCTGTTACAACAAGATTTCCTACTGTGGATTGTACAGACTTTGATATAAGCAACAAGTCCTGTGGAGTTGTGCTTGATGTTACTGCATTGAGTTTTGCTTGCAGTACTGATTCATAATTAGTAAAGCTTAGTGCCATATTTAAATTTTACCATCCCTTTTCTGCTCTGTCAAACCCTTGTTTGAAAGGCTTTTGGAGACTGTTTTTGTGTTTTCTTGCTTCATAATACTAGTCTGTTAGGGCGTAGATAAGTGCCTGTGGGCTGTTTGCTTCTAGAATGTCTAAACGACCATCTAGATCATTTAGCGAGGCTGATATCGTCTCTAATCCAGTTCCTGTAAGAGTTGTATTAATTTCAGTTATAGCCGCATTTTTAGCGTTTGTAATTGCTGTAGTGGCATTTGTAGTTGCGGTAGTTGCTGCTGATTGTACGGCAGTTATAGATGTTGACTGCTGGCTAACAACCGCATTAACAGATGTTGTCTGTTGTGCTGTAACAGCATTCACGGCATTTGTTTGAGCAGTGCTTGCTGCTGTATTAATATTATTAATTGCTGTAGTTGTGGCAGAGTTAATTTCTGCAAGCTTTTGGGTAACAAGGTCAATGATTGCTTGTGTATTAATTCCACCAAGCTGGGCAAGAAGAGCGTTTAACTGTGCGGTAGCAGTTGTTACAGTTGAATTATATGTTGATAGTGCTGAGTTGGCAGTTGTTTGAATAAGGCCCTGTTGATATAGACCTTCTGCAATAACTTTGCCTAATGATAAATTTTGTGTGGCTGCTTCTAAAGCCTTCATCTGAATTAATAGTTCTTTTGAGTCAACAATAATTGTTGCTGATCCAGATGCTCCTGTTACTGCCGTTCCAGTAGCTGCATTATTAACGGTAAATTGTGTTGGAGATGCTGTTGCAATTGCAACACCCTGTAGATTAAATGCCGCTGTAGATAAACCAGTAATTGTTACTGTTTGTCCCACTGCAAATGCATTGTTGGCTGTATATGTTACTACACCGCCAGTTGCTGAAGCAGCAGTTACTGTTGCGGTAAGCGAATTAAGCTTAGCATTGATGGTTGCTTCTAAATTTGTGAAATTAAGTGACATGTTTACCTCTATAGAAGTATAGCATTACTGGCGTTATAAGCCAGCTAGTACTAAAGCCTCTAAATCCTCCAGTTCTGCCTTGGTGGCAAATTGACTTGTATCGGCTGAGCTGGTTTGTACCGTATTATCGGCAAACCTGATTCCGCCTGTTCCTACTTGTACCGTCCCAGTAAAGGTAGGGTTATTCTTTGGTGCATAAATTGTTGAAATGTCGACATCTTCCCAAAGTCCAGTTGTAGAGTTAAATAGTATTGCTGCTCCGTTGACTGGGCTGGTTATTGCAACATCATGAAGCTCACCTATTTCAAATCCGTTTTGTGTTTTAACAAATATTGATCCAGTGCTTTGTTGAGCCCTTACAACTATTCCAACAAATACTAGGTGTGCTGGTGCGGATGGCTTATTTGCCAATCCATAAATAACAGATCCTGGTGTAGCACCTAGCCATACAGGATCCCCTGGTTGAGCTGATGACGTGTCAAGACCTTCTAGCAATCCTTCTGTTACAACGGTACCAACACCACCGTTTGGTATTGTATCTTCAAGTATTCCAAATGTTTTTGATGACTCTGAGTCTGCAACGTTAGAAGATAGTGAGACTCTTAGTTGTCCAGAAGCTCCAACTGCGCCAGATGCATAGACAACTTGACCCTTATTAAGAGTTGCGCCAGTATTATTTATAACTTCCTGTGATATTTTAGAGGCTGCTGTTACTGTTGCTGCAGCAGCAGAAAGAATAATTCTATTATTGGCATCATCATAGGTAGCGCTTACGTTTGTGTGTAGGTTATGAGTAAATAACCCAGCTACATCATCTTGAGCTTTTTCAACACTATTGTCTATTACTTTCCATGCTTCACCGTTCCAGATATACCCTTGGTATACCTGGTTTAGTGTGGGGTTAGAAGGGAAGATTGTAGCCATATTCTAATTATACCTCATCCTATATATATTTCAATCCTAGATAACCAAAACATCTGCTTCTTCAGCAGTTAATGGTTGTCCAGCAATTAATTTAGCTTTTGCAGATGCTTTAAGTTCTGCTAATGCTTGTTCAGATGCAGCTTTGGCTGCTTCTGCTGCCTGATATTCTGCCTGCATAGATTCACGCTCTGCAATTTCTTCAGGGGTAAGAGTAAGAACCTGTTGTTCTCCAGTCTCACAATTTACCACAATTTTAGTTAAGTCTGACATTATTTCTCCTTTCTTTACGCATTAGATATTCCATATAGATAAGCGGTGCTGTATTGGTTAAATAATGTACCGACATTAGGCGTAAGTGTTACGCTTGTTATGGCTGAACTGTTAGACCATAAACCAGCATTAAGATAAGTGTAAGCCTCTGTTGCATTGTTTTCTGATACTGAATCAACGCTTATAGATTTATTGTTTGAAGAAGTATAATTTGGAATATAAATCTCAGCATTACCAAATGTTGATGCAGTTGAATCACCACTATTTGCTAATGCACCATACATAGTTGAATATGATCCAGAAAAAGTT